GTCATCCGTTATACCCGACCAGTGAGCCTTATATAACCATATTGTGATGATACGGGTTCATCAGATGTCATCAGATTATTCTCGCGATATATCGTAAACGTGATTTGGACTGTAACTGTTATGATTAAGGATTGCGATTACAATCTGATAACACGTATGGAGAGGCAGGGTCGGATCAATCATCGCATTGTGATGTTAAATTGATGCGCACCTTAACGATGCTCTGTGAGGGTATAGTTAATATGTAGGCGGCTACGTTTTCATCGTTATTCAATTCACCCGCCCCAGGAGTCCATATGGGAAAGAGAGAAGTTCCAGGAATCGATTCAGCACCGCCACTAGTTAAATCTGCAATGGATGCAGCTTCTATTGACATTAATGAGAATGGTCGAGGAAGAATTGGGCGGTGGTCTCGCCTACGTAAAGCAGTAAAAGAAAGAGATGTTTCTGAAATGTCTTGGCGTCTTATGGAGATTGCTCTCAACGACCTTCGAGATAAGGGCTTCGTGGATATTGAAGGCGTTGCCCTCAAAGACCTTGTGAAGCTTGTTGCTACTTGCGATGCTGGGGTTACAGGGGCTACCACCGCTGCTGAGACTGCTAAAGCGATTGAAGAGAAGAAGAAGATCAAGGCTTGGCTTCGGGCAGTTTAATTATGGACGGTGAAGCACGTGATGCCCACATGCGGATTGGAGGGGCTGCCCGTACCGCTGATGGCCGTCGTCTTCGTGGCTACCGTGAAGAGTTGGATGAAGTCTTCTCAGATCCTCTTCGGTTTTGTTCTCTTCTCACAATAGTCGACAAGACGGGCAAGAATATTCGTCTTGCTCTCAACGAAGAGCAGAGGACCATTATCACTTCCCTCCATCGGCAGGAGGGACTCAACGGGACTCATAAAGACGTCCTCATTCTGAAACCGCGTCAGATTGGTTCTACCACCGCGGTAGCTGCATATTTCTTTTGGCGTTGGCTTACTGCTCCTGGACCTGAGACATACGTTGTTCTCTCCCACAAGATATCATCTTCCCGCCATATTCTAAACATCCACAAACATTTCTACAACTCTCTTCCAGAACCCTTAAAGCGGGTCCTCTCAACTGATAACGGCGGTGAGATGAAACTTGCTGATACAGGTGCTCTTCTGGTAGCAGCTTCAGCCGAAGGTAAAGGCGGTCTTCGCTCCTTTACAGCAACGGGACTCCACATCAGCGAGTTTGCATTCTCTGAAGACCCCGAAGAGTTAAAAGCAACAGCGCTATCAGCTCTAAACGGTGGTCAGCTCTGCATTGAATCAACTGCAAATTTCTACGGTGATGCAATGTTCAAGGAGATTGAACTCTATCAGAATGGGCTTGTAGATTGGGACTTTCAATTCTTCCCTTGGACAGCGCATCTTGAATACTCTCTTGAGAACTCATTCCCTCCAGGGTATGACAAAGAGGGTCCTCTCACTCGTGGTCAATATGCGTGGAGAGTGCAGATGGCTAACCGCCTCGGCGAGACTAAATTCCGTCGGGAATATCCTCTATCACTCGAAGATGCTTATTCAACCGTTGAGGGTTCGTGGATAACTCTTGAAGACCTGAAGCTCCTAACGATTCTCGTCACAGAGGAAGGAGGAGAACAGCTTGCAAGGGTTGATCTTGCAGACCGTTATGCGATTGGTGTGGATCTCGGGGCTGGAGTCGGTGGTGACCTCTCTGCTCTTGTTGTCGTATCAGTCTCAACCGGGCAAGTAGTTGAAACCCGCCGGTCCAACTCAATTCCACCGATTGAATTTTCAGAAATTATAGCTGAGGCTTCTGCCAAGTGGAATGGAGCAAAAATCCTCGTTGAGGAGAATGGCACCTACGGCGGCATTGTGATAACTGAACTGAGACACCTTGGGTTGCCGCAATGGACGCATCCTACATCTGGGAAGTATTGGCAGACAAACGGCGCAACGAAGCCGATGATGCTTGAACATCTGAAACAGCAGATTGTGAGTGGAAGGATTACTCATTTAGACACCCACATAGTGGGTGAGCTTCGAAGCTTCATCATAAATGAAAGGGGTATTGCAGAATGTCCTCGCTCTGCCGGTCATCACGGCGACACCGTCATTGCACTCGGACTAGCAATCCAGTGCGCAAAGAGCATCAAAATACCTGACAGGGTCTTCCTCCCACAATGGGTAGTGAAGCGGTCAGTTGACCTCGCCCGCAGAGCTGCTGGCAAAACTGAACTAAGGAGATATTAATGGCAAGAACCGAATCTGATCGCATCCGTTTCCTACGAGCGGCACTATCGTCGCATGTAAATTTTTGGGATGCTCAACGAACAACGATGCGTAGATATCGTAATTCATATCTAACACGCTTTTACAAAGACGGAGGCTACAATGTAGACCCCAGTCAAATCCGAGTGGAGACTTCCGACGGATATGTCGCCATTGAATCGATTATGGGTTCACTGTTTGTCAAATATCCGTCAGTTGAAATGAGTCCAGACATTACCGGCAAAGGAAATCTTCCTATGACTCGGACTCTGTCAAATAATTTTATCAAAACACAAAGAGTTCAAATCGAACTGGCTGCTCGGCAAGCTCTGATATATACACATTCGTTCCTAAAACTTGCACCCAGAGAGTCGAGCAGCCTACTTGGCAAGATAGCAATGAGGGCAGTTCCTCCGTGGCAGGTCATTCTGGACCGTGATGCTGGGGCTTGGGAAGACCAACGCTTTACTGGACACTGTTATTGGCTGCCTGTCAATGAGGCCGATGAGAAGTTTGGTCGCAAACAGTGGAAAGGAGTTCCACAGGTTGATTACTTTGAAGAGAATCCGCGAGGAACTAGCAGAGATAAACGCACCTACGACAATGAAGACTCAGATCTGCCGAACGAATACCTGTATATCGAAATCGTGGAGATGCATGATTTCTATAATAATGAGCTCCTGTTCTGGTCTCCCCAGTTTAAGAATGGTGATGAGCTCCTGGACAAAACACCGATACCAGTCAATACTTACGATGGTCGTCCTCTGGGCACGATAGTTCCGTTCTACTTTTGTAGAAACCCTGATAGACCGATGGAAGGATACTCGACGCTTTCCAGGATTTACGATCAGATTTTTGAGAAGAATATCCTCAGAACATTCTGGGCCAATGCAGTCCGTAGAGACACACGGCAATACATATACAAGGAAGGCGCATTTGATGAAGAGGCACTGGCTAAAATCACGGCCGGGGTTGATGGCGCAATGATTCCAACGGATTCAGATTCACTCGGCGGCCTTATTGATATGATACCGAATGCTGCACTAGGTAGCAATCAGTCAGTATATCTAGACTACATAGAATCGGACATCAACAAGAGCGCTCTTACAGCTTCATTCACTCGAGGAGAAGCAAGTAAAGCCTCCGCTACAGAGATTACGGCACTAATGCAATATACGGCCAACGAGCTCGGGAAGATGGCTAGAGACAGAGACACCACATTGGAAGCCGCAATTCTAGTCTATATCCGAATGCTCATACCGCTTCTGAATGATAAAGAGAAGCTAGTTATTCTCGTAGATGACAAAGCAGAAATTGTGACAGCAGCAGGTTTGGACGCTGACTTTACGTTCTACGCCACCGATTCCTCCTCCACTCCAATGAGTGATATCGTGAAGAAGGCACAACTAATGCAGCTTCTTCCTTCGTTGGCTCAGGTAGGCGTTCCTCTCACCGCCATCAAGTCGGAACTAATCCGCCTCTTCGATCTTCCAGTCAATTTCCACGAGGAAGTCAAACCACCACCACCAGCAGCGATTTCGGAGGTGCCCCTTGCCCCTGTATAATGTAGTATGTCCAGATTGCGAAGGCATAAAAGACGGCCGTGCAAAGCGTTGTAGGTCTTGTGCAATGATTGCAGCGAGAGGAGTTCCAAAATCTAAACACCGAACTCATCGTCATCACCCAAACTCTATACGAACTGGTCCTCAGACTGAAGAGCACATTAGAAAACGTGTCGAGAGTAGAGGTCTTGTCTACAACAAAAAGATTCCAAATTTTATTAAACCCTACAATCTAGCTAGAATGAAGTGGGGAAGAGCAGTTAAGAAACGTGATGGTCTTAAATGCGTCATATGCTACTCGACACAAAAACTCGAGGCTCATCACATACTTACAGTCAACAAGCATCCTGAGCTTGCCTTAATCCTGCACAACGGGATTACATTATGTCATTCCTGTCATTGGGACGAACACCGTCTCAATGGCTATCTTTAGGTGTAAAAAATGCCTCTTTATGATTTCGGCTGTCGCAACGTAGATTGCGGCACGGTAATCGAAGATTTGGTGCCTGTTGACATTAAAGAAATTCTTTGCTTTAAATGTCAGTCACCAGCAGCCCGCCTTGTTTCAATGCCGGCAAAGACAGCGTCTCTTTGGGGGGACTCGTGTTTTGGTATTAACGGAACATTCAACCGTGGTCTTGGAACTCACATTACATCCAGAGCGCAGGAAGACGCTATCTGTAAAGAACGTGGTCTTGTTAGAGAAGCAGACTTACAAACTCATTGGCACTCTGATAATAACAAGAGACTACAAGACGACAAAGCAGCTCTTGACAAAGTTTCCAATGATTACCACGCAGCGGTTCTGTCACATGGTGACGACCCTGAAAGACACATAAAGGCCTGCACCGAGACCTTTCCTGCAAATGAGATGCTGGCCCAAGCTGCTGCTCACGATGCATCAACAACAACAATATAGGAGATAAGATGACACCATTTGAGAAAGAAGATTTAGACAATATGAAAGCGAAAGTGCTACAACGAGAGGGTGAGGTCGAAGAGAAAGAAGACGAGATATACGCCGAAGCCGCTCCGAAAGGCGATTTCAAAACGAAAGCACTCAACTCGCTTGTAATGGCAACGAACAAGTTGCTTCCGCTGTTTGGTATCAACGAAGAATACGATAAGTTTACTGCGGACGCCAAAGAGCTTCCTCCTGAATTTGTTAGACTTCTCACGATGTTCGCCAAAGCGATTGATGATGCAGTAGCGGAAGGAGTGCTACCTGAAGACGCAGTAATCGATATGAGTATCGTGACTGATGATAGCGGTCTCCTAAGTCTTGCTGGCCGCATTGGGATGGCCGCATCGTCAAAGGAGCTGAAGCGTTTCCTCTCACGTAAAATAACGGAAGAAGAAGCTCCCGCTCCGATGGCGATGGAAGAGGTCGTTGATGTTGATAATGCAGAAGACACAGACACCCTCTTTGAAGAGAGAATGTAATGTCAACTGAAAACACCACGGCTGAGCCCACTGTTGAAACAGCACCCGTCATTGAAGAGGAGGTGCAAGAAGAACTAAACCTCGACGAATTAGTGAACGCTGATTTTGGCAACGATGAAGTTATGAGAGGCTCACACAAGGGCTTACCTGATTACAAAAAAATCCTTGAGCATATACCAGAAAACGGTAGAAAACTGGTGCAAAATCTAAGGAATAGCTACACTCAGAAGACACAAGAGATTGCTGAACTAAAACGTCAAGTGGAAATAGAACGTTTTGAACTCCAACGCCAGGCACAGCTTCTGGGGTCGGGGAACAGTGAGTTCAGTCGCAACGTGAAGGCACAAGCCGAGCGTCCACACGAACATGACGCCTGGTCTGATGAGGGTCTGGAGGAACGAATCAATACACGAGCAGCCCAAATGATGCAGAAGATGATGCAACCTCTCCAGGATGATATCGCAACACAGCAACGTCAGGCAACGCTAAATGCATTTAAGACTGAGCATCCAGATCTGACATCAGATGGAATGCGTGTTCCAATCGCCAGACTGCTTCTTGACCGTCCTGAACTGAAGTTGCAAGATGCATACTACATCGTAAAGGGTCAAGTCTCCCAGCAAGCGACCAATTCCCGTGTTGCTGAACAGCGAGCAGCTCTAAGCAAGACAAGCACAGGTTCTACTGTAAGAGCAGGTGAGACTCCAAAGTTCAAGGATGCATGGAGTGCTTATCAATGGCATCGGGACCACACTAAAAAATGAAGGCAACACCTGTAATCTATCGATTAGACATCGGGAGTGCCTTTTACATCGGTCGAGCAAATGACTTTGGAAGGCGCCGACAACGCCATCTTCGCTTCCTTCGCAACGGAACTCATAGCAACTACAAACTCCAGATCGCTTTTGATGAAGGCCGGCAGTTTAACATTCGAATACTTGTGCAATGCTCTTTAGAAGACCTGGAAGCAGAAGAGCAAGCTCTTCTTGACCAGTATTTCGATGAACCTGGTTGTGCCAATATCTCCAGGTCAGCGTCAACTGGACACGAAACTAAAAGAGGAAAAAGAGATTAAACCGTAAACGATCACTCAAGTCTAGTATACTTATGATAAGGCGCACTCTCTCCCGGCCTGGTTGTTAGACAGCAATGCTGCACCTAAAAACTGAAATGAGGAAGATGGCGACAGATTACCTGTCTACCAGTCCTCATTTCACAATTAACAATTAGGAATTAAAAACATGGCAATTTCCAGTGAGCTGCTTTCAAGCACGCTCTTTTCAATCAGAGACGGAGAGGTAGATGAACTCTACCAACGCGTCCCCTTCCTCGACTTCGCTAAGAAATTAGGCGGAATCGAGACTGAGGACGGTGGTATCAAAATCCAGCGCCCACTGGCGGTGAGCAATCACTCGTCAATCACATCATTACCCACAGGTTACGAGCCCGTATCCTTGGCAGTTAGCGACGTTCTTCAGCCAGCTCTTTATGACTGGTCAGACTTCGTCGCTCCAATCGTCATTACCAAAAAGGAAGAGCTCGAGAACAGTGGTGAAAAGGCAATCGTAAAGATTGTTGAAGCACGTATGAGAAACGTAATGGGTATGCTTCGCAGAGAACTAAACCGTCAGATTGTTGCTGGTAATAGCACAGTCCTCGGCACACTCGGTTCTCTAAACGGTGTTATTGCTACTTCAACAACTGGCTTCCTTGAACAGGGTGCTCCAACTGCAGCCGGTCAGACAAACACCGTCGGTGGTCTTGCACGTTCATTGGTTCCTGACGGTGGTGGTCTATTCAACCGGTCATTCGACGCTGGCGCTCTATTCGGAACTAACGGTATTCGCGGTATGCATCAGATTTCTGCTGAGACCTCTGCCAGAGCACCTATGGGCGAAGTCAAACTCGTTCTTTGTTCTGAAGCAGGTTATGCTAACTACCGCAGGTCACTGTTTGCACAGGAACGCTACGTTGATGAGAAGACGCTTAACGGCGGCAACATGTCAATTGCATTCGGTAATGCATCAGTTGTTCAGGACGTCTTTATGCCTGACGCTACCATTAACCCTGTAGGCGCTGCAGCTACTATGTATTTCATCAACTTCGACGGTATCAAACTCGTCATGCATTCGAAGGGGGACCTTGCTGTATCTAATTTCGAGGCTATTCCTGGCACCACGGCACGGGCCGCACAAATCTACTGGAAAGGCCAGCTTATTGCTGATAACCTCGCCAGTTGCGCACTGCTTTTCAACGGAGAGGTATTCTAATATGGCAACTTCTACACTCGTTCAGTACCTCGAAAACACTGGCACTTCAGCTTCTGGAGCTACAGTCTTTCTTGGTCGTCTCCCCTCAGCACGTGGTCAGGAAGAAACCTACCTCTGCGAAACAGCTATTACTGCTGGTTCATTAGTTGCAGTTGATGCCTCCAAAATGGGCACAGACACTTCTGGTGGTTCAACAGCATTGTTTGTCACAACTGCAGATTTCAACGCAGCAGGAACAGTCCAGAAGGTGGTTGTAGGTGTTGCTAAAGCATCTATTACTGGCACTGTGACTTCACCACAACCCGTTGTGGTCGTCACAAAAGGCGTGGCAGTTCTGGTCCCTGTAATTGCTGCAACAGCCGTAGGCTCCCCACTATGTCTTGACATACTTGGTGGCTTTGGTTCTGCTCAAATTGCAATTCAGGCTGCAACTGAAGGACACGTCTTCGGTTATGCACTAACCTCGACGTTGGGTGCAGGCACTGTGACTGCTTACTTAGTCTGAGCAACGCTAATGTGGTGGTGGTCAGAGCGGCTTGTTTATGACAAGTGACTGACTACCACCACTCCCCTTTTGGGTGTAACACAAACAACAGGCGGACTTAATGAATTTAACCGAACTCAGAAACAAGACGAAACAAATTACGGACTACAGTCCTGACCTGGCCGTTTATAACGAGAGTCTTGACGGTTTCATTAATGACGCAATGAACGCTCTATGGACCGAGCGTCGATGGACCTTTGCCCAAGAACTCATGTTTCTTGACATCTGGCCAGACGTAAACCCGCTCCAACTTACCACACCTCCGCTTACAATGGCTGCTCAGTGCTCGTTCAACAGCAGACGTATCCAATTCAGCGGATCTGTATTTGCTCTTGATATTCCATTCGTATGGGAAGGTCAAATCTTTGAGATTCAAGGCCGAGATTACAAAATTATTAAGGTAGTCTCACCTACAGAGATTCATTTAGATATGCCTTTCCTGGGGATATCCTCGATCACAGACGTGACGTGGAAAATAAAACACCGCTTCTACGACCTTCCAGATAACGCCATTGAGCTCCTGTCACTGTCTCATCGTGATGCACCGATTGTTGGTTCAAGCGGACCATATAGTCCAGTGCGAGGATTGCATTCAAGGAGTGAGGAAGATCTAAATCTAAGGGAGGACTTAACGGCATTTTGGTCAAGCTGTTATATCCCGGTTGCACCAGTGATTATTCCTCCTGGTGAGAAGATAGCCTGTGCAGCTAACCCGGCACTTATCGGTGAATTTCTATTTTCAGGACCTTTCATTGAAGTATGCTGGGCTTTTGAAGGTTATGGCGGGAAGGTCGGACCGCTGTCACAACCACTTACTTTCGTTCAGCCTAATACCCCGGTGCCGGCTACATCTATTACAATAAGTATGCTCTCATTCGACGACGTGGCTGTTCGTGCACCTACATTCAGTTTTAATGAAGATCAGAACGTGAATCAGTTCGAAGGACTCCGGAAGAGAGTCTATTTCAACCAGAATATCAATCGCACAACTGGTGCACGTCTAAGCGGTCTACCAGTGTGGAGAGAGATTACAGTCGGCACTCAAGCAATTATTCCAGGAATGCCTGGTGTGACTACCAACACCGACCCAATTCGTGTTGATGATGAGGCTAATTCATTTACTTTGCAGTTCCTTGACCAAATTAGCCCTGGCAACAAACGCTATGTGGAGTGGGATGGCTCACATCCTCGTATTCGCCCATATCCTCGACCGATTGGTCAAGATGAATTCTATGTGCACAGTGCCGGTGGTGGGGTTCCAGTATTCAATGCTAACCCAGAGCGCCAGTTCCGTCAATGGGAATTGCGCTATTACCGTAAATGTAAAGAACTCGGTCTCGCAACCGATAGTCCTGAAATGCCATATGAGTTTCATCAACTAATCGTCTACAAAGCTCTGATGGATATATTTGGCAGACACGACAATCTGGCTCAGGCAGAAGTATATGGGAAGAGGTATCAAAAGGAGATTGAGCGGCTGGAGAAGCGTTATGTCCAACATTTCGACACTGCAGTCAGACGCGGACAATTTAGTTCTGCATTCGATTCGAGAGCATATTATGACGGTAACAGTCTGCGGAAGACTAATTAATGCAGTCCTCCACTCAACCTGATGTAATCGCCGGTGGAGTTGACCAACGAACTTATCCAGCACCAAACACTGCAGCAGAAGTTCTAAACTTCCGATATCATTCAGCCGGAGGATGGCGCAATGACCGTGGCTGGGAGCCAATGATCAAATACCCATCCCCTTTCACCTTTCCTGATGCGGCATCACTTGCTGATGCACTTGCACCGTGCAGGTTCTTGAATAACTGGACAAGACACGCAGGCTCTGAGGAGTACGCGGTCCAGGAACGTAATGGTAATCTTTTCTACGAGTTTGGCAACAAGGGTATTACAGCAAGTGGGAAAAGAACACTTGCCACAGGACGACATAACCCACGTTCAGATGAGGTAGGAACGCAGATGATTCCTTACGGACGGTTTGCTCTGTTCATCAACGGCCACGATCGGATGATTAAGTGGTGGGGACGGAAACTTGTTGAGCAGTTTGGATTCACGTCACTTCCGCCAGCACCGTCACCTGCCAGAGTTCAGGTCGATTACAATCTACAAAACGGTGTTGGAACTGGTGACGGCCGATTCAACCACTCCACCGGTATTGCGCTAGCCTTCAGCGCCGGGTCTATGTTTGGTCTTGGGGACCCCGCCCAGGGCAGCGTCAATAACTATTCTTATCGTGTAAGTTATATCACGAACACTGGTTCTGAGAGTCCACTTAGTGATGCGGCTGATATCGGTTGGACCTTGCTCACCGGCGGGGGGGTCCTCGCCGTAGCTAATGCTCGGAAGTATGGTGTGCTTCTCACAGGTCTTGAACCAGGACCATCTGGAACGGTTGCAAGAAACATTTACAGAACCAGAAACAAGAAAGACGGCATCGCAGGCGCTGGTGATATCTACTACTTCTGTAAGCGGCTTAACGACAACACATCGACCACATATCTTGACCACATTTCAGACGCCCAGCTGGTTTCAGAAGCACCAAATCTTACAGACAGTGTAGCAATTAGTTCAACATTCAAATATGGTGCAGCTTGGAACGGTCTCATGTGGCTGGCTGGTGGTGACACAACTCCAACACTTTTGAGATACAGCAAATCTGGTCTTCCTGAACAGTTTGGTGCATTTGACTACTTTGATTTAGGCGTAAGAGATGGTGGCGCAATCACTGCTCTATTCCCTTTTTATAACGTTCTCCTCGTGTTCAGAGAGAAGGCAATCGATGCGGTCTCAATTACAGAATCTGGATTTAGTTGCACAACAATAAAGCAGTCCATTGGAACCATTGCAACAGAATCAATTAGACTTGTGCCAGATGCTGGTGTCATCTTCTTAAACAAGAACGGATTCTATCTAATCACCGGCGGTCTTCAAGGTGGTGCAACATTCGATGTGAATCTGATTAGTAGCACTATTGAAGAAGAGCTAGGTAGAGTCTCAGTCAATTCTCTATGTCGTGCAACAGCGGTTTATTCTGACAGAGAGAAAGAGTATTGGTGTCATTATCCGGTGGATGGTGGCACAGAAAATACACGTGGCGCTGTATTTAATACCTTGACAAAGTCCTGGAGTTTTAGAGGTTCATCATTAAGTGATGAAGTCCACGACTGGCGCTTCACCAAACTTGCAATTGACAACAGCGGTTGGATCATTATGGGCACACTACCCAGCACATCCACAAATTTCTATCCAGGGTTTAATCTTCAGATCTGGTCAGCACGCCGAAGTATGGGTGATGACATGCCATTTACGACCTCAGTTCAGAACGTGACAACTGTAGTTCCGGTCGCACACGGTGTTGATAACTGCATCTGGCAAAGCACTTGGAACGACTTTGGTGATGATAGCGTAAAGAAACGTGTTATATCAATCGAGCTGGATTCTCTGACTGAAGGTAATGCAACAGTCGAATTACAGTGGGCAATGGATTACGACCTCTCAAACTGGAAGTCAGCAGGCTTTGTTCAACGTCAAAGAGGAGAGGTGGTGAATACAACTGCTGCTGATCCGACATTCGATACTGGTGGAAACATCGCAGTCTGGGATACGTCTAAATGGCAAAATCACAAAGTCACACGTTTCCGTTGGGATGTCAACACAGGACTCGTATCTCATTTTGCATTTCGTATAATCACGAACAATGTCGTGCAAGTTATCAAATTCCAGACTAATTTCATCGTAGGACAAGTGAAGTCAATCAACACACTCGCTCCAGGAGCTAGACGCTAATGGCAAGAATGTGGACTAAAGGCCCTCAAGAGAGTGGTGACATTCTTCTGAAACAACCTCAGAACGATGAAGTAAGTCAGGTTGTTTCTGAACTGAATGGCGGCCTTGATCAGAATAACATGCCTCTTGAGGGTGTGACAAGAGCTGATCTTGCAACAATCGTGACCACGACTGGAGGAACAAACCTCCAATCCAGCATGGTGTATCCATCACAAGCTTACTACCTTAGTGACGACAACAACGCCGCCACGATTATCGATTCGTATGACCTGGTTGTTGGGTGGAACAAGATATCTCACCCCCTCAACGCCCTCGAATCCCCAGGAGCCTTCCTTGACTTTGAGTCTAAAGAAGGAATGCTCAAAGGTGAAGCATGTCTCGACTTTGATTATAGGGTCTCGTTCTATTCAGGTCTTGACTCCGGCCTGGCGAACTACCTGCGCTACATGTTTGACCATACACTCGACATTGGAGTCTTTGTGAATGATGTTCTTGTTTCAAGAACTGGTCCAATGTGGGCATGTGGCAGATCATCATTTGTAGTCCCATTCGGGTGTCCAGTTGGAAGCGGTCCTTGTCATATTGACGTCCGCTTCCAACTTCAATTTGCTAATTCCGACGACCTGCAGCCCACCCCGCCGGTGAGCGCCGAGGTCAACGCCATTAGTGACGTAAAAATCGATGACAGACTTCTCTGGGTGAGGAATCAATACAGATGAGTGCAATCAAATCAGCAACTAACACGCCAGGAACAGTCGCATCGTTCGCTGCCACAAATACTGTGTATTCCAACATAGTTGCTGGAACTGCAGCTTTGGATTCAACAAACACACAGACTGAATGGGTATCACAATCACACATCTCTGATGATGGATTTGAAAGCTTCAACAGTGATTTTGAACAATATTGTAATGCTACAGGCACGTTCGTAATGGGTTCGCCTGCCAGTGAAACATATGTTGTTATCGATCTTAGTGGCGACCCAATGAGAATCAGTCACACATACAACTGGATCGAGGCTGGGGAACGTCTTCGTGTTCATGCAGATATCAATGTTGACGATATCGGTTTCACCTTTCCAGCCGGGGCGCTGATGAGCGGCGAGGAGGACATGTTCTATCTTCAGCTCTGGTATCGTGAATCGACTGGCGCATACTTTCCATTCTCTCAAGAATGGGGATGGTCACCTACATCCTACCCGACGAACGTCATCATGGGTACCGTCTTCGCCGGCAACGTAACCACATTGAAGTTACGTTGTAATGAAAGAGAGCGCAATCGATTCAAATGTTCTGTCACTGGATTCCTCACGGCTATCGCCGGCGGAATTGACAGGGTTGAACTGAGGGCAAGGGTGGTTGACGACGCACGCCTCACTGTCAACTTTAGATATGGTGCTATGACCGCTTTCATGGTGAGGAGTTAGATGGCATATGTGACACCAACAATCTTTGCAGCAGGTAATATACCTTCTGCAGGCTTAGCGACAAATAACACAGCTTTACGCACTTATCTCAACGTAGGCATCGTTACTGGTGACATACTAGACGCTTCAGTGAATACAACAGATATCGTCAAAGGTGAATTTTACGGTGTAATACCGGACCACCAGTTTACAACTGGCGATATGTACACGCAATTTAATGATATCCTCTTAACAGAGCGTATATTGTTCACAGCACATACAAGACCGTTTGATATGACATCTGACGACGGTCCATATTCGCTTATCGCAAACAGTGGAAAGCGAATAGTCCTTGAGAAAGACGGAAGTGTCATCTACAGTGTTGGTCATCTCACTCGAGGCTTCGCCAATCCTCAGCTTTCACCTTCACGATTGTCAAACGATATGTATGTAGGACACGCCGCAGGCGATGTCTTAGTCCCAGACACCGACATACAGCGATGCACAAGAGGTCGGTGTTTTACAGAAGACGGTGAGGATACCTTAGCCGCACCGGTTGATTCTGATGCCAGTGGAAACGTAACATACGGCCTTGGCGCGCTCGGCCTGTATAGTAGACGCTATAATACACATCGTTTCGTATTCCCATATCTTACAGCTGGTATTCATCATTTTTATATGGCAATCGTTCCTCGTTGTGATGGGGGAGAGGTTATTTGCCTCTCATCACAGATTGAGGTTTTTTATGTAAATCAAGCACAGGAGGGCTAAATGGCTACAAACACTTTAGGAAAAGAATCTGGTATGACTGACGCTGGCCGTGCTGGTGTAGGCGGATCAATTGGCAGCGTTGCAGGCACCTTACTTGGTGCTTACTTAGGCGGACCAGTCGGCGCCTCCCTCGGCGGAACATTAGGTGCTGGCATAGGTGGTGCCCTTGACAGTGCAGGCGGTCCTGATAAGAGCCGGCAAGAACTTGAAAATGAGAGGCGGTTGCTCAAGCTGCAGAAGCTTGAGGAGCAGAATATGCTCGGTCTGTCCGTTGAAGAAAAAGATGCACTCCAGTTGCAGCAAGTCACAGCAGGAGGTGCTAACCTACAACGGATGCAGGACATCTCCGCTCAGGCAGGTGCCGCAGGGATGGCAACTGGGGCTGGTCAAGATCAGCTGAGAGGGGCAGCGGCTGGTCAATCATCAGCGCTGATGCTAGCCAATATCTCCAGAGACATTCAACAGAAGGATATCATGCGAAAGCGTGAACTTGAGGAAGAAATGAAAGCCCTCACTGCTTCTATTAGTGAATATGAGGAGCGTATAAATGCAGAGGAGGCGACAAAGACTAAGGAAACAATTTCCGGAGGGATGGATGCATTTAGTATGGCTCAAACAGCAGAAGGTGCACCTATTTCCCAGCCTGAGATTTCAGCAGCGAAGAAACAATATGGTTTTGAAACAAATGAAGAAGCACTTGAGTTTATTCAATGGCAAAGATCTAATGGGGCAGGTGCTGCAGAATATTCGTCTCTAGTATCAGGTGGTGGAGAAGCAGCAGCAGCTGGGGCCAATCCTGCATACACATCCACTATTTCCTCGGTTCCGTTGTAGGAGGTTAACACAATGGCAATTACACAAATCTCAAAAGGCGTATGGCATCAGACACCTGAAAGTGCAGAAAAATACAAGGGGTCGGCAGCATCGAGTTATCTTAGCGCTTATACTAAGGAACGTACGAAGATGTGGGAAATGGCTCAGGCACAAGCAATGAGTGAGATGGGCATCTCATCAGATAATTATAAAGCACAAATGGAAATTTACGGCAACTCGCTAAAAGCTTCAGATGCCCGACTGGCGAAAGTAGATGCAGACATATCTGCTATAAGACGCGGTGAGATTGATGCTCAAGATGCTGCACTTCAGACTGGTGCGGAGATGGGAGGGAAGAGGGCAAAGGCAGAAGCCGACCGGGATGAGAAGCGTAGGGAGATGACAGGAGGAACAGCACCATCTTCGTCGACAACGGTCACAACAACTGCACCAACAACCTCCAGAACAACAGGCGGCAGTAGTAGCGGTGGCGGCACGGCTGCTACAAGAACTAAATCGCCTGACGTTGACGCCGTCGACGCAGCTATCAACAACCTCTCCTGGGAGCAGCAGGTGGTTGCCATCCCAGGCCAATTACAACCAGGTGGACAGTTTTACAAGAACACAACTACTGATCAACGTAAATTCGACCAGAAAATTATGCTTGAATCAAGACGTGATGTGAGGCAGGCCGAGTACGAAGCCGGTGGCATGTCTCCTACCGCTGCCAGGGAAGGAGCAGATAAGGATATCGACGCAGCCTTGGGGACCGAGGCGCCTCTCGCGCTAAGGGAGTACAAAGAAGGAGGAGGAGGAGCAGGAGGAGCAGTAGGAGCAGTAGGAACTTCTGGAGGAGACAGGGTAACCACGAAAGAAGGTTCCTACCGCACTTCTACGACCCAACGTTTGGGGAGTCCAGGCCGACCAAAGTATCCAGGGCTGCCTGCGGAACTCCCACCAATTGAAAATGTTGATGTAGCAATAGCGAGTCGTGATGCTGAAATTGAACGGCTTATGGCGGAGCGGACAGAAATATTGAATGAACGAGGCGGTATTAGTCGTCCAGTGGCTGGACAGCGTGGAACAGCAACGGACTTACTCACAAGAACACGTGATATCTTTGGTCGGACAGCAGGTAATGTTGGACCGAAACCATATGAAACACGGCTACAGATTGACAAACTGCTAAACGCTTCTCCTAAGGAGCGGCAGGCCCTTCTTGCTGAATTCAATTCACGAGGGCGCCTAACACAGGAGGAGATAGATAGCTCACGTCTTCCGGCATTTGACGCAGAAAAAGAGGCAGCTGAGATTAAGGAAATTGAAGCCGGATTAGCGGAACAACCTCCTCCTGTTGAAGAGCCATTCGTTTCTAAGTCCTTCTTGCCAATGCCTCAGATTGACCCAGACGAGATGGCCCGGCTCTTCAATAGAACTAGAGCTGAAGAAATGGGGCCTATGCCAACGACAAACAGACGCCCTGGAGTAGATTATGATGTCGATCTAGGTGAGAAGCAGGAAGGAATTACTGAACCTATTCCTGAAGAAGGTAGGAGCGGCACCCTTCTTAATCCTCCAGCCGACCTCGACCTGAGTGACATGGCCCCTCTTCCGTCTGCCGCCGACCTTGACTTCGATGTACGTCTAGCTGAGCAAGAACGCCAGAAGGCGGCAGCTGAACGGAAAAGGGTGGAAGCTGAACGTCGGAAGTCGGAGACTGACCGTATCAGATCTGAACTCGAACAGTTTCGCGCTCATCAAAAGAAGAATAAAGATCTAAAACTAAATCTTGATACTCTATTCCCAGAAGGGATGTTCCAGACTCCTCCGCAGCGTATTGACGCCCCTCCTCCTGAGAGAAGGGTGCTACCTATGCGCCCTGGTCTTGTGAATGAACGACCTCAGGAACTTATAGCAGAGTCTCTGCCTATGACTGTTGATCGGAGTCGTATTCCACCGCCAGGTAGTATAGGAACAAAATCTGAAGGAATCATTGCACCTCCTCCTGAAGAGGTGGCCAGGGAGCCGATGGACCGAGGCGGAAGGTGGAAGTTCACCGAAGATGATAAGCAGTTCTTGCAAAGCATGGAAGCACTGAGCACCATATTCGAAGGTATCTCAAACATTCCAATAAAATTTGTAAATCAAGCAATCGACAAACTCCAACCAAGTCCTGCGGCTCTGAAAAGTGTTGGCCTCGTTGATACAAAACCCAGCGCCGGTGTTATAGCAGAATCTGAACCTATGACTGTTGATCGGAGTCGTATTCCACCGCCAGGTAGTATAGGAACAAAATCTGAAGGAATCATTGCACCGATACCGGAAGAGGAAGCGAGGGCCCCGATGGACCGAGGCGGAAGGTTGAAGCTTTCAGAGGGTGACCTTGCATTAATGCAGCAGCTGGAAGCACTCCAAGCCCTCTTCCCAGAAGGTGTTCCTGAAGAGATCAGAGCACCGGTAGCAGCCTTGCGGAGACAGGCTGCTTTTGCACCTAATAGCATTGGAAAGTTTAACACGGCTCCGACGGCAGCTAGTGTATCTTCTTCTGACCTCTTCTCCACTCCTGTTGATAGGAGTCGTGGAGCACCTCCAGGAGATGAAAAGAAAGAGGGCCAAATCGTTGACATTGGAGAACCTCAGGCGAAGGCTAACGGGGTGTCTGAACGCAGCGCAATGAAGGCGCCTCCTGGTAAAGGAAAACCTGATGCAGTAGCAGCGGCGGAACGTACAATGAAAGCGGCAGGTGTGGTGCAAGGCGCTGAGACTAGCGCAAGTGTGCTTGGCACGACCACCCTCGGGGTTGATAAGAAGGACAAGGGAGGAACGAAGGGTTACTACTTGATGCAGAGATATCAGGAGGCGATGGAACTAAAGGATAAACCCCGGCAGCTCGATAGACTCATTGCATCTGGTCCTGGTCTTGTTGCATACAAGATCTGGGAGGCAAACAAGTCGGTTGGGGCGACAGTTAATAAGGGATGGGAAGCACTCGCGAAGGAGTTCGAAGGAAATGTAGAAGACCTTAAGGTTGCACACCGTGTTCTTCTTGCTCTTGATATGAAAAACAAGGCTCAAAACACACCTGTAGAGAAAGCACCATAAATGGACAAAAAAGATCAAGAAATATACGATAGAATAGTAGCTGAACGAAAGGCCAAGCAGGGGGGAGGAACGGGTGTCTTATCACCCCAACCGCCGGCATCCCCCCTGCCCCTGGGCGCCGTTCCACCGGTGCCGGTAGGAGACGGTAAAATTCTTACACCGAAGGAGGTGAAAACACAGTCGTCGTCGGTGGAGTCAATCAAGAAAATCATAGAAGGAAAGGGTAAAGAAGAAGCACTAAAGAAGCTGGAAGCTGGGATAGCAGACGCCACCTCCTTCAGTGATTATGCAGCACTTGCAAAGATTCGAGATGATGTAAATAAATTCTATCAGCCTGGTGATCTTGTCGGATACTCTGGTGACAAGCCTGTTCGTCAGTATGAAAAGAGTGTTATGGGATTGCCATTTGGTTTTGCGGCTGAACCTACAGCTTCCACCGCACCTCTAAATGTTCCAGGTCCACAGATTAAGAGTGGGATGGCGGCCCTCGCCGACGCTTTTGCACCTCAGACAATAGTAGGTCCAGTTGTGCTGAATGCACTGGCCGTCAATCCAAACATTATGAGTTCAAGGGCGTCAGAATTATTCCCAACGAGTCTCTTTGAAAAGGATGAAACTGGAAAGGTCCTCACTGGTGTAGACAAGAAGCAGGCAGAAGAAGGTTATGAAGGCCTGATTGAGATGACAAAATACCTAATTGCACAGAATCCTAAACTAGGTGATGAACAAATTAGGGCACTTGCTGCAAGTGAGTATGCTTCACTTCCATCAGCTCTGGATATGACCAGCACCACCCAGCCACCTATCCGCGTAGAACCAGGTCGATCAGCAGCCGATTCAACAAATCCTTACGTGACGCAAACGGTTAATGCTGATGTTCCATCACTCACCAAGCCGCAAATGGAATTTATGCGAGCATCTGAAGCTGCAAGTTATGGAAGACGAAAGGATGACTTAATAGCTCAGCTAAGAAGTCGCCTCTCCAGCGAGACCGTCACTGTTCCAGACACTGAGAAGCTCTCGAAGATGGCCGGAGGGGAATATGATCCTGACTCTGGGGAGCCATATCCTACCGTCACAAGGGTTCGCACCCCTGCCGAGGTTGAATCTGCACTTGCCTACCAGTCAACGGCAGAATTAAAGAAACTCGAACTACCTTGGTGGTCGAGTCCTTTGAGAGAAGACATGATTAAAAATCCTGAGAAGTATGTAGCATCAGAGAGCATGTTAGGCACGAAGGTCTATGCAACTGGCGCTATAAAAGAAGGTGTAGGTGCACGGACCCTGCGACAAATACTCTCTCCAATGAATGTTGTCTCCACCGCAATCACGTCTGGCACAATCAGAGGGGCGGAAGCAGTCGGTCGGGCGGTGGCAGGTACTGGAGCTTCTGTGCCATCAGCTCTCGTGGAAGCAAGGGAAGCTCGTGGTGGAAAAGCTGCAAGATATTCTGATGATTTTCTTGGTGACTTACAAGACTCTATCGCATTCAATCGGTCAGCGGCTGCAACGATACAGGACAATTTTAAGGCCATCGGGGCCTACGGCTCCGCCTCCTCTGGATTAGGATTTGGTCTTGGACTTGCGCTCGATATCATCAGCCCTCCAGTAGCTGGGTTACCAACAGCTGCTATTGCCGGCAAGAATGCGTTCAGCGCAACCAGAGCAGCAAAAGCTGCTGGACTCATTACGGGGTCCCCTCTTGCGGCTGGAGTAGTAGATGCAAGTGTGGCGTTCAGGAATGCGTGGACGTGGGGAGACATGGTAGGCAGGGGTACAGTCTTTCCAGGTTCAATAAAGATACTCGCTGCTGAAGACACAGGAAAAGCACTTGCAGCCCGTGCAGAGCTAAAGGCAGTAAGTGACCTGCGCCAGCGGAAAGTGTCGAGTTTCAGCAAGGATGAGGTGTTGGAAATCGTGAACAAATACGGTGACAGCACACTAAGTAAAGATTTGGCGGCGGCACGGACCCGCCAGGAATTCGATGCCCTCATTCAGGAGGTTGTGGCTCCTATAGCAAATATAGGACCTAAAGGATTCTGGTCTGGTAGCAAGCAACTTGTGCAGCGGTTTGAAGATTTTAAGAAAATGGTTGATGACCCAAACGCTGCTATAGCATATCCAGAACTGATGAATCCAGTCATCATCCAGGCTGGGGCTCGTGATCAGGTGGCGCTTGATGCTCTGTCAAGAGCAGGTGGACCAGCTCGAGGGGGGAAGGGTCAGCTGTTGACCGGCGAACGTATCGCTGCAATTCTTCATCTTCGTAATCTTGCCATGGAAACACCTGGTACACTAAACACTTCAATCGGTGCGGTTGTGGCATTCGATGCATACAACAAAGCTACAAAGGCGAAAGGTTTTGCTGAATTTGACGACCTTGTGATGGTTACGGAACGATTCATTGCAGCACCTCTCACAGCTCAAAAGATTGCGGATGGTCTGGCAAAGACACCGAATTTCAAATTGTTCAAAGAGATTATTGAAAACCCTAATATCACACAAGTCCCATCAAGAAAAGGCTCTATTGAACGAATTGTTCAGGTGATTGAACTCACCGCCGACCAGGCGGTAGCGATAAACAAAATTGTTAGGGGGTTGCGCCAGACAGGTCGTCTCCGTTCTAACGATGCAAGATTAATCAACGAATTGTTGATTACAAAGAAGGCAAGAATAAGTGTGGATAATCTTCGTCTACTCTCTGATGCGAACATCGAAGACTATCTCATCCGGGAGGGGCTTGCAATCGATACGAATCTTGTAAGAGCGGTGCCGAAGGGTGTCCCAGGCAAAAAGCTTGGAATTGGAGACCGGTACGAACTTGCCGAGCAACTTGCTGCAAAAGAAAAAATCTTTACACCTGCCAATATGCGAAGTGTTTTCGATGGGATGGCAACAAGGTACAAGGCGATTATCGGCGACGAAACGATGGCGGCTCAGCTTCTCGATCTTCCACCATCTGTGATGAAACGAATCGAACATCTCAAGAATCAAGTGAGCCTCATCCCAGCCAGGACCAAGGAACTTGTTGAGGGCATGACCAACGGCAGAAACAAGGAACTGATTGAGGAATGGGGAGGTAGTACGTTAGGAAAACCAACGATGCAATTGTCACCAACCGAAGCGCTAGACGTTGTGATCCGGGGCCGAAACGGAGTAGACAGTGAACAATTTGTTGAAGAAGTCTGGAGACTCCTGCGGTCGTATCAAGTCGACAAACCAATATTTTTCGGTAGATGGCTGAACCGTTCATTTGCAGCCGGTGTAATCGAAGAGTCTCACAAAGGCATCATCAAAGCATCGGCGAAGCAGTTGTATGAAGGAGCGACGGCAGAAGATGTAATTAAAGGTATGATTGTGGAAGTAAATAAACTGAAGCTTGAGCCTGGTAAAACCCGCATTGCTCTCACAGAAAGTAACATGCCAGACATTATTGGAGCAGGCATACAATTACGAGAGTCGGCTCGTATTCAGGATGTAATCAAAAACGTTTATTTGCTTGATGGTGCAATCTCTACAAAGATAAACAAATCCGCAATCTCGGTGGAGCTTGCCAAGATTAAAGGCATATCGCCTGAAGCAGCTTCTACTGAAGTCCTGACGGCCGCCTTAAGGGCTCTGCCTCGGGAAGGAGGGAGCCCCTCATTGGCTGATGTAATAGAACAATTAAATGCGGTTGACCCACAACGGGCCGTTGCTTTGCTGGAGCCACAGATTCAGGATGCTCTTAAACTTTCAATGCCTGAGCTCGTTATGGCGACTCAACAGATTGAAAGACGAGCAGCATTGGCGGGGAATAACCTCGAGGATGTTCTGAAGATAATCGCAAGATCAGAAAAAGAAACAATTTCCAAGAGCATGATTACGGGTCAGCAAATTGACGACAGCATCACACAATTCTTTAGCAAAGAAAATTTTATCCCGTTGATGGAGGCAGTCTCCAAGAATTTGCCAGCTGGTCGAACAGGAGGCCAGAAGGTGAGGGAATGGTTTGCGGACGCTTTCCAATTCCTGGGGGCAATGCGGTATCATCTGATGCTCTACACTCGTCCAGGTTATCACTTCACCAACTTCTTCACAGCACCTGCTATGATTCAAGCAATCGGTGGAAGTTCAGCGGTACCTGGAGCTGCTTCATTTGCGTTGGCTACAAAAACCATTAGCGCAAACTCGCCTATCGTGACGGATGCACCATTTTCTATAAGCACGCTCATCGCTCAGCGAGAAGCAAATCGAAATGCTATCGCGTTTATTAATCCACTCGGCAAACCTTACACTTTCAAAGATTTGTATGACATCGGCATCGGGTCTGGGCTACTGAAGTCCGAACAACAGGTGCTCTTCTCTGCTAACAGCTTCAATGAGTTTAATGAATACGTTGCAAAGACGATGAAAGCTCCAGCAACGTCGAAGAAAGTGTTCGATGTCACCAGATGGATCGCCACAATACCGTCGGAGGTGGCAAACGCATCCGATAACTTGTGGCGCCAATCTGTTCTTATTCAGGCCCTCAAGAGAGGTGAGCCGGAGTCTATCGCACAAGGTATCGCAAGGAAGTCTCTTCTAGATTACAGCACAATATCGGAGGTGGAGCGGAAAGTTGCATCCAGGTTCTTGCTGTTCTATTGCTTCTCCCGTGCAATGGGAGAGAATGTGGTAAAACTGCTATCAAATCCTGTAGGTGCTGCTCGGGTGGTGAAGCAGCTTACTCTTCTGAAGGACACCCAGAAATTCTTATGGGAAGTGACTGGTGGTGACACATGGAATATAGAACGCCTGGCAATGAGCGATAAAGATCTTACCCGTTTAATCTCGTATGTGGATACCGATATCGATGGGAAAGTCTATAAACGTGGTGGTGTGGGTGTTCCACATGCCGAAGGAGTTAGTATGTTGGCGAATCTTATGTATGCGAAAGACATCTTTCAATTTGTAGGAGGTCAGTCATCACCTATGCAGTACCTTGACCCACTCTTAAAGAAGATTGTTAATGCAGACGCTGCATCCAAAGCTGAACAGTCACGGGATGACAAATTGCGGCTAATGAAACCAGAGCACGTGGTGGCATACAATCTGAACCCTTCAATGTTTGGCTACGCATTTGGAGAGCTCACGCCTTTGCAGCCTACCAGCGAAACATCAACAAACTACGACGGCAAGGAATGGCAGCTTTCGCCGGAAGGATACAAAATGTATCAATCGTTTAAAATCGGTGCTGAGCAATCTGGTTTCAATTCCACGTGGGGATATTGGACGGGGATCCTTAGCGACAAAATCATCAGGCCAGCAGTGAGGAGTAGGAAAGAAAAATTGTACAAATCGGTTGGTTTTGGACAAGAACCTCGCCTTACAATTGCACAACAGGAGGAGGCGCAATTACGCGACCTCGCAAAGGATGTAGCTGAACGTGACGCAATCTATCGCAAACAGGCGGGGCTCACTGAAAAGAAAGAGATTGAGTCGCAGTAGTAAACGTCACACATTAACGAAATACTTATCTAATAGGAGAAGAAGTCATGCCATCAGTATCAAAATTCTATCACACCGTCGAAGCCACCACCGTACCTGCCGCTGCAAACACCTACGCGGTTATACGAAGTGTCACGATTCCTCTACAAAC